AGAATCGGTACACGCCGATGTCAGGCATCCCATCCGCACGCAGACAGGTGACGAATAGCCACCGCTCACCGCACATCACAAAGGGCTCCTCGCACTCACGCAGACGCAGGAAGGGAACAAGGGCAAGGTTCACTTGGCACCCCCCTTCGCACGGGCGATCACTTCCTTCGCATAGGCCAGATCATCCTCGTCGGCCATCGGATGGGCCAGACGCTCCAATGCGACCAAAAGATCAGGCGCGGAGGAAATCAGACACGCGTTGGCAAGCGGCTCATCCATGTGCGGGGCAAATGCACTGACATTGACTCGCGCAATGACAAGCTCGCCCTGCGGATGATTCAGCGATGCATCGCTTCCATCGATGACTTCAAGAACAGATAGTTTCGAGTCGAATCGATCTTCGTCCAATCGGACAAGCCAAGGGGAGGGGGTATGTTGGGATTTCATGTCGTTCGTTACGCGACCACCATACCGCTCCATCATCCCGCGTCAAGCAGGAAAATGGGGAGGAGGAGGGATTTCTTTGGACCGCTCCATGCCGCACCATCCAATTGGCCCGCTCGATCCCGCTCCATCATCCGGTGCCACGGCATTAGCATTTCTAATTTCCGAAATCCGAACTTCGTATGGGGTATGGGGTAGGACATCCTGGGTCCGATGGGGGTAGGACATTCGATGTCCGATAACCTGGGGCAGGGGGGAAGGGGGGCAGGAAGTGGCCCACTGGTTACAGGGGAAGGGGAAGGGGAAGGGGAACTGGAACGGGAAGCGGGAAGGAAGGGGGAGTATGGCCTACTAGGAAACGAAAAGGCCCGTAGGCCGAAACCTACGGGGCATGACGGGGAATGGGGAGGCTAGGCGATTCCCGCGAGGGCTATGCCGAACATGGCAGCAACGCAGAGGGCACCGAGGATGAGCCAACCCAAGGCACGGAATAGGTCGCTCATTCCAGCGCTTGGATTAAAAGCGAAAACTCCCGGAGGGTGTCCCGGGAAACATACTCCGGGCGAAGGGTGACAACCCTTCCTTCCCGGAAGGATATCGTCGCCCCCCCGTTCCGTTTCGCTCCCCATGCATTGAACATCCGGGAAAACTCCCGGGCGTGTTCCTCTAGTAGAAAAGTATGGGTTGTCTTCATCTTAGATCATTCCCAAAGCGATGAGAAGTGAAGGGCACCCGTGCGAGCAGCACCCGTCGGGTTCGACGATACAACCCTCGGTGCAACATGCGGGACTTGTACCCTCGAACATAGCGTGCCGGGCATAGGCGAAAGCGCCATCTTCGGATGGTTCCCAACCCTCGTTTTCGAGCGCTTCCATGGCGCTGATTCGGTACGGGTTGCGTTGCGGGGGGGCTTGTGTGGTTTTCATCTTGTGTTGTATGGGCGTCAATTGCCCGTGGAACCCACCGTTTCCGATGGGCTCTCCGGGGAATTCACGCGGTCGCTTCGATGAAGTGCCGCTTCCCGGTACCGTGTACGGGTATGTGGATTGAACGAATCCCCGCACGGGCACCCGCGCAGGCGAGACAATCAGCGCAGGGGGTCCCGGAGCGATCGCTGGCGCAAAGGGTCTCGATCGAGTGATGATCGAGGTCCGGGGTCACTCTAAAGGTTGACCAGCCCATACTTCTGGCGATCACAAGTTCAGCCGCGGTGTCGACACTGGCCATTAATAGTTGCTTCCAAGCTTGGAGACTGGGTTTTCTCCATTGATGCGTATAGCCTGTCCAGCCTGATGAGGCTCCGGCGATCGCGAGGGCGAGGGACAAGGGAATCCAAGTCGGGTCGCCGTAAGCGCCGAAACGAACCCGCCGACCCGCGAACACGGACACCGAGGGCAAGGGAAGATATGCGCCCGCTTTCCATGCACGCCAGATACCGAGGGGAGCTTGGCCGACGTTGACGTAGCATGAGCGACCGGAGCCGTCGCCGTTGCCCCGATGGACGCAGGAACCGCAGATCAATCGGTCTAACCCTTCCTTGATCGCTTTGACGGGGTCGCAGGCTTTGACCAATATCCACACTTGAACCATATCGCCGGTTTTTCGGTTGTCCGAAGCTTTCGAGAAGCCCGTCGCGATGATCACACGATGGGAGTCTTCGTGGAGAATGAATCCGTTCACTGGGCACCTCCGATAAAGAGGTAAGCGAAACAATAGGCGAGGGTGCCGATGACGAGGGCGCAGGCCGCAAGGAAGGCTAGCGCGACTAGGAGTTTTTTGAGGGATTGCATGGTGTTTTGGAGCCGGCCTTCATGGCCGGACCAGAAGCCACCCCGAAGGATAGCCTCGGATCCGATCACTTAAGCACTTCCAAACGGTCGCAGTCGAAAAGGGAACGGGCCCGCTTGATCGTGGCGAGCAAATCGAAAGAGCCCCAACGCCAAGGCACTAGGACTTCGCCGTCGCCGCCGGCTTCGACGATGCGGTAGCGGTATTGGCCGGACTGCGGTTCACACTCGACTTGAAGGATTGAGGTCATAACGACGACAGGATGCAACGAGATGCAACGAGATGCAACAAAAAACAACAAGGTGTTTCGCCAGGTTACTTTGCCCGGCAAAGTGAACGGCATGGCAAAGGGCAAGGAAGTGAAAGGATTAGCGGTCGCAGAGAAGCCCAAGGCGAAGATTGGGAGACCCATCAAATCCGTTTCCGAAGAGAACAAAAAAATGGCGCTTGAAGCGGCCCGACTCGGGATGCCGATGGAACGGGTCGCAGTTCTCGCCGGGTTCCCGACTAACTCATCGGGTACGTGGTCGCAGTTCCTCACAAGGAATCCCGACTTTGCCGCCGAACTAGAAAGGGTCCGTTCCATCGGGGAACTAGAGCTAACTCGCGTGGTGTCTAACTGCGGCCCCGGCTGGCAAGGGTCTGCTTGGCTACTAGAACGAACCCGAGGATATGTAGCAAGAGCCCAGCTCGAACACACCGGAAAAGGGGGCAAGGAACTGAGCGTCTCCGGTGCCCTGCTCGGAGCCTTCGGAGGATCAAAATAGACCACGGGGGGACCAGGACCCCCAAGAGGGGGTGGGTGTTACCTGTATACCCCCTCCCCCCACCGACCTCAATTTTATGCCCGTCAAGCAAATAAAGCGCAAGCGGTCAAGTTCCATCGGGATGGGCTCGCACATCCCTGCGTGGAAGCAGAGGAAGCTGTTGGAGGAGGCTCAGCAGCTCAAGAACTTCCCGAAGATGATGCTTGGCCTACGCGATACCTATCCTTGGCAGGAGGCGGTGCTTGGTGCGTTGAACGAGAAGCACTCGAAGGTGGCGCTGAAGGCGGCGAACGGTTCTGGCAAGACGAGCATGGTGGCCGCTTCGGCTGTCATCTGGCACATGCTCCGCTGGCCGGGGAGCCTCGTCGTCTGCACGGCTGGTGTGTACCGACAGGTGGCCGACGCTCTGTGGCCGCATCTGCGGAAGATGATCAATGGGTTGGGTGGGGAGGAGAATGGTTTCTCGATCAAGGACGGCGAGATCCGGTATGTGTACCCGCGCAAGGTGGACGGTCAGGAGCTGGTGAGTCGGTGCATCGGTTTCAGCGCGAGCAACCCGGAGAAGGCGGAGGGCTGGCACGTGCAGGGTCCGAGTCAGGACTTGATGTACGTGGTTGATGAGGCGAAGGCGGTTCCGGACGGGATATTTCAGTCGATGGAGCGGTGCCAGCCGACGCGGACGCTGCTCATGAGCAGCCCGGGTGGCAGCAGCGGCTATTTCTACGAGGTCTTCAGGCGGAATGATGGCAAGTGGCAGACCTTTACCGTTACCGCTTACGACTGTCCGCATATCCGGAAGGAGTGGATTGAAGAGCAGATGGCCCGCTGGGGCGAGGGTCACCCGCTGGTGCGGTCGATGATCTACGCGGAGTTCATGGAGGATGACGGGAGCCTGACGGCTGTCAGGACCGCCGACTGGCAGAGGGTTGTATCTGGCCCACCCAAGGAGGAGACCGACGGGCATCGGATCACGGCGGGGTGTGACTTTTCAGCCGGCGGCGACGAGAGCGTGATGGTCGTGCGCCAGGGGAACACGGTCAAAGCCCTCATCCGCTGGCGGGACAAGGACACGATGGCGAGCGTGGGGCGGTTCATAGCGGAGTTCCGGAAGTGGAAGCTG